CAATATCTTCAGGCTCAAACTCTTCTGCTAAATACTCATCAAATCTTCTTGTTAGCTCTTCCTTTGATTCAGTAGTAAATGAGAATTGCAAATCGTGGTTAGGTGTTGTGCGGCAAACTAAAACATTATGTGTGTTAAAAATGTTATTAATCATATTATTTAAGCCTTTAGATATTTTTTATTTAAAAATATTATTTGTTGTTGTTGTTGATAATATATTATAAATCAAATAAATAAAAGTTGCACGTGAGGGAAATCTAAATGTTTAACCACTTATAAATCCAGAATGGTGGCCTTGCCGGATCTCCTCCTTCAACACAAAACAGTTCATAAACTCTTTGAAAGTCGTTTGATTGGATTAAATTAACAACCTTATCACCTTCAGCTTTATCTTTTACTAAAACGTAATGCATATTATCACCTATGCCACAGTTTTCTATATACATAGCTCTCGGTTTTCTTAACATTGAAATAAGAACCTTAGGATGGCTTTGGTGAATATGAGGTTTATCTGCGTTTTTAAATATACCTTTGCACCATTTAACACCATCTGTTTGCGGGTAAATCCCAACAGGGCCATTCTCATCAAACTTTTTTAAACCGCTAAATGTTTTACGTAAAAAAACTTTATTATCAATATTGAACTGAAATAGTTTGTTTATTAGCGCAGCATGAGTTGCCCATATATCTCTGGATGGTAATACCCAATAACCTGCATCCCAGTAAGCTTTTAAATCTTTTATGATTAAACCATCCAAGCAATCTATTTCTGTTAAGCCTTCGTAATCTCTGTGCCAATGGAATATATCTACAGAAGCTTTAACATCTGGCCAGATTTTATCTCCATAAAACTTAATATACTTCAGGCCTCTTTCACCCATAAGCTTTTCTTTAAGCTTCCAACATTCACCTTTGTTGCCTCTGTTTTTATTTACACCGTTTTTGAATGTTAAGTAAAAATCTAAATCACCACGCCATTTATCTGGGCATAAAAATAGTAAATGATTACAACTACTTAGAGATTTAAATAAAAACTTCGACCAGATAGATTTCGGCGTATTTCTTTTTCCGCCTTTATTCATTCGTGTCGCATTTGGGTTTCCGTTAAAAGGAGGATTTGAAATGATTACGTCCCACTTCATTTTGATAATAACCAATCTATAAAATCAATTTCTGGTTGTGTTAAACTGAAAGTGTTGTATAATGACGCGTTTGTAAAGGGTTGATTCAAATCTATTGCAGGAGTTTTTTTATATTTAGGGTTGTAATCTCTCTTGCTTATCCCCAATATGCCTCTTGCAAATGGTGTTTTTAAATACTCACAAAACTTTTCTGCTTCATATAGAGTTTTAAACCAAAACTTATTTTTATTACTACTCTGCGTTTCTGCTGCAGGTAAAGGTTTCATATATTCTGGGTTGTATGAAAAGATATCAGGCTTAAAAAACTTTATGTTGCCATCTTTATAAATATTGCCTCTTACTAAACTAAGTTCAACAACATATCCTTCAGCAAGCTTGTGTTTTTTAGGTATGTGCCATTTTAAGATTGAATCATCTTCACTTATACACCAAAACCTATTGAATAGGTCGTTATAACCTTTAAAGTTTGTGTATAAATCAGGATTGTTATTTGGTAATACTGTTTTAATCCCAGTTAAATCGTTTTCATAAACTAAACCATTACTATTAGCTTTCCAGTGGGTTATACACAATAAACTCTGGATATCTACATCAGGAAATGAATTTTTAGAGTGCAGTATTCGAATATAATCAAGTTTCTTACTGAAAGTGCTTATTAAATCACTCCATCTGTTTTTATTACGCTGGTCGAGAAAAGGTATTGCAGGATGTAATCCTAAAATATGCTCAGCACAATCTTGTGCTTTCTTTAAAAACTTGAGATAAACCATTTGCTTTGATAGATAAGGTGGGTTTGTGATGATTACGTCAAATTTCATTTGAAAATCAACTCCCAATCTATTTCTAAGCTATCTCTGCATTGAATGCGTTTATCAATAATCTCATTGATATCTTTTTTCATTATTGTTGCTGTGATACAATCGGGTGCGAACATTTCTACGTATTTGCTTATCAAACTTGATAATCTTTGTTTGCATTCAACAACGTTATCTTCCATAATATCAATACCATAAGTCGAAGATGCTATTGTATATGGGTCGTGGTTAAGTTTCATTTTACGTCTATATACTTCTAATAGCATATTGCCGGAACCACACGCTGGATCAAGAAAAGTTTTACTTTCCTCCCATTGCTCTTTTGGCAATCTATCAAGCATTTCATTTACTATTTTAGGGGGTGTAAAAACTTCTGCGTGGCGTTTCACCCTCTCTTTACTTTTTATTGTTTTCGTCATTACTCATTTTGCTCCCTTTACATTTATTATGTTTTCTATTCCTACAACTTTAACGTCATCTTCATCGATGGGATTTTGAATGTGAAATAGATGCCCACCACCATAAACTCTAACACATAAACCTACAATTTCAGGCTTAGCCATATGAGGTATCTGATAACGATGCACTAATTTAGCATGAACCCAATCACCTACTTCTATTTTACCAAAGAAAGGTTGGCTATTTAAATATTCATCGTGTTCTTCAACTGTTCTACCAGCCATTATTCATCTCCTTCGTCAAACTTAGTTGTTTGATTACCTTTAGCAATCCAGTTAGGGCCTCGACTCGCTCTTGCAAACATTTCAAGATATGGGCCTTTGCTTCTATTCTCAACAAGTTCATAAAACTCTTCAGGCTTACGTGAATGTTCTCTTTTTTTACCATCAAAAACTGAAGGTATTGAGTTTGAATCAGTTTTTAAGTTTGGATCAAACCCTCTTCCTTTTGTGCCGAACAAGCAAATCTCGTGCTTTCCCCTAAAGTATCTGCCTAAACCGAATGAGTTTTTACTCCATACAACATTTGTAATGTATCTAAAGCCTAACTTTTTCATTACTTCTAAGCCCTCTGCAAGAAACTGGTTGGTAACCCACAAATACATATGTTGATTATCTTCGTGTTCTTCTTCATCAAGCCACGTTTGCATTAGTTTAATAATATCAGGTGTTTTCATCAAACCGTAATGCTTATCAGCTCCGCGCTTGATTTTTCCTCCACCACTTTCATTCCAGGGAGGATCTGCTACGATTGTTCTTATTTTAATGCTCATCTGTAATATCCTTAATGATAGCTGTATCAGTTGCTAAATCAAATAAGTTGTTTGGGATGTTCCTGCTGAATGTTAGTATTTTTGTAATAGGATATTCGCAAGTATCTTTAATAATGCTTTCATCAAAATCATCTGCGAAGATATAAACTTTTTCTTCTACATCTTTACTGCTTGATTCTGCACCTTTAGCTCTGAGCTCAATAATGTGATACTCATTTAAATAATCATATTCTGTAATAACTCTTGTATTTCCATACATTGAGTTTCGCCATACACCTATAACATTAGGATGCATTTCTGTATTTACTAATGCTACAGTTGAATATTTCTGGCTGCAATCAGCATTAGTTCTATTGTTTTTTAAACTCATTAAAAGCCCTGAAGTTATGATTGATGAAATAAGTAGAATAGTTTTAAGCATTTAGCCTCTTTCCATTTCAACATAGTCGAAGCTTGCTAAGTTTAACTCAATTACGTCATCATTAATCTTAACTTTTATAAAAGTATTTGAAGGAGAAAAACTAACATAACCAACCCCAACTTTTTGAAATCCGTCGTAGCGTGAAACGTAATCACCTTTAAGTTGTAGATATTCTTTCATTGCTTTTAAATAAGCATCTTGTGATATTACAAAATAATGGTAATCTTCACTGTAGTATTCGTTTTTCAAACCCTTCATCAGTAAAAGCTTGTGGCCTTCTTCGATTGAAGATAAGTGTATTAGCTTAGAAGTATCTAAATCTTCAAACTGTGTAACTAAAAAATCTTGTTCAATATCATTCATAATCTGCTCCTATTTGTTATAAGTAATTATATCACAAAGTCCGAAAATGTTAAGTTTTTTTAAAAAAAAGTTTTTTTATTTTTTGTTTGATGTTATATCATACTAAGCATTACAAAAAGTTGCACGTATCAAATTATTTCTTTCTTACAACATTAAAGAAAAGAACGCCGCGAGGATCATTACAGCTTGGATTATTAGCTTTGCGCAGTTTTTCATTCAGTAAAACTTTATCTACCAATGTGTTTTCATATGTAAAAAACGAATGGTATCTTTCTGCATCATCTGTGTTATTCTGCTTATCAAACTCTTCTATCTTGCTAACTAACTCTTCAAGTTGTCGCATAGCTATTGCTCTATCAAATTTATCACGTATCATCATTTATTTTTTCCTTTACTTTTGTTATTTGTTTAATGAACTTCTTCTACCCATAAATCTCTAACTGTTATGTTTGCAGCAATATCATAACCTTCAGGAAAATTCTGTAAGTATGTATCAAACGCTATAGATGTTATGATATCGTGATATTTTAAGCTTGGATATGCTTTACAAACGTTATCAAGAGCATCAATATAGATATAAAACTGAAACATATCATCTATATAGAAACCGTTTCCTTCATCAGCAGGTATCTCACCATCAACATCTTTGTGATACCATTCCATATTTGATAAAACGATATCGAAAAACATTAGGCTCGTTTTTGATGCATTCTCGTGAAGTTCTGAAACGTATTCTTCTTCGAATGCAGTTTGAAGATTAATTTCATTCATATTCCATCCCACTTGCTGGCATCTTTACCTGCTTTTCTTAACTCATCTTTGTAGTTGTTTCCAGAATATCCATCTCTATACCAATAATTGCCTTTTAATCTAAAGTTTCTGCACCAATCACCTTGTGCTCTTTTGCACATAGTATTACATTCAGGGCATTCTTTAGGTTCAAGATACTCAGCCATTGGTCGAGAAAAGGTAAATCCTTCCAGATTACATTCTTCATTTTTACATTGATATTGATATGTTGCCATTGTTAAATCCTTTCGTGTTAAATGAGTATTGCAACCCAGGTTTCTAAACTTAGATCTTCGTAAAACATTTACTGCTCGCTTTCTTCTTGTTTATCTTCAGTAAAAAGCCCTAAGCCTAAGGCTTCAAAAGCTTGCTCGTTAAAATATGTTGCTTTGATTTCTGTAACGAAATGTGTAAAAAAATCTCTCCAGATAGGCATATTCTCAACGCCTTTCCATTCAGCAATAACATCTGTTTTAACAATCTCTGGGTTATCAATTTGTTTATATGTATCTAATACAAACGTATCTGAGCCTGCGACTATTAAAGCATCTTTATTATCTTTATGTGGCTGCTTAATCAAAGCAAGTGCATAGAATGCATCTGTTTTAATGTTTTGCCAAGTTTCGATAGAATATACAGTATTTTCATTTAGAAAATCCTCAGATGGTGTTTCGTTCATCGTTTTTAACCTTCTTGCTGTTTTGTGTATCTTCTGTAAGCCTATCTACTTTTTCTTCAATAGATTTTACCAACTGCTCAATAGAGCCTAAGGTTTTCATTATGCTGAAATATGTTTTGTTCATATCTCTTTCTTTTTTAATGTGATTCTGTTGTGCCATTTTTATTACTCGCTTTCTTCGTCATCTTTTTCAAATTCATAGGGTATCAATATATCAGCAATGCTATCGCCTAAATCTTCTAAGGCTTCTATTTTAACACCTAAACGTGCTGCTGCCGTTCTTTGTGTTTCTTCAATAGTTAAATGTCGTTCTTCAACATTCGCTGTAACCTGAAGATTTATTTGTTCTGCACCTACTAATCTGCTTCTTCTTGTATTTGTTTCACCTATAATCTTTAGGAGTGATGGAACTTTATTATCTGTTGGATCTATACCGATTAAGTTCCACGCAAAATCTGCAATACGTTCATTTTCAGAATAAAGTTTTTCTCTTTCAATATTTACTCTGCTAACTGTTAAGTTTTGCGACCAGCTTTCCTTAATATCTTTTATAAACTTTGATGATGCCATTGCATTTAAGCCAGTTATTCTGCCCAGTTCTCTACCGCTTTTTACGCCTCTTGTTAAAAGTTGTTCTGTTGCTGATAACCATCTTTGTTTATCAGAATGCGACCACGGGCCTTTAACTTGGCTTGGTAAATCTAAACCTCTTGCAATTTCTGGTAAGTTAGTTTGAGAAGGTGAAACATACTCATCAGCTTCAATAATCTCACCTGTTAAAGCTTCTGTTTCTTTAACAAGCTTTTTATCTGTTAATACTTTATCTTTTAGCTTTATTGTTTTCATGTTTTTTCCTTATATAACTAAATATACACTAACTCTAACATTATATAAAATATATGCAAATAATACAAAAAAACCCTAAATAAATAGGGTTTTGAACGATAGTAGTATTGTATTATCTTATTTTTATTTGTAAATAAGGATTAGTATTTTAAACGGCTTTTTCTAAACCAAACTCCCATCCTTCGCTTCGATACTTTAGGATGTTTTTAATGTTTGAAGCTTGTGGTCGTAATAAGTTTTTATTGCTACCTTTTAGGAAACTTTGTGTTCGTTGCCCAGGCTTATGCATCCATACTCTTTTGTTTATAAACTCTGCGCCGTTTGAAAGTGCAATATCGATATCATTTGAATCTGAAAGTTTAACAACAGTATTATTAAACCACATTTTCATACCACGTGAGCTGTAAGAAGCCTTTTTAATAGCAGCATGAGAACGGCCTTTAACAAAACCTAATCTTTTCATTTTTGCTATAGCTTTTGAGTTTGCTCTAACATGTGTGCCAACGATTGGGTCGTGATACCAAGTATCGCAAAATCCCATTCCACCTTTTCGAGCAGGTTGAACGTTATATGTATCATCTCTTAAGCAGTATTCATCTGTAACAACAAATTCTTCAGCCGCACCTAAATCTTTAGAGTTTTCAAAGAAAGCAATAACTTGCATCTCAAAATATCCTTCAGGTTTTCTCTCTTGTGTATCTGAAATAAGAGAACCACTCCCTGTGTAGTTGTTTAGCTCATTAAATGATGATGCTGTTTTTCTTCCTGTATATTCAAAACCATTTGTTAAATCGATTATACGGTAAAGCATATAGCATTTACCATCTTCTTGCACGTTCTTCATCCAAACATATTGTAGTTCTGTATTTGTAAGTTTGATGTTATTAAATGTTTTTGTAAGCATTTTGATAGCCTTTCTTTAGCTGTTTTTTTTATTGCTTCGTAAAACTGTTTTTTTGTTTTACATTACTAACTATACGCTATCTTAGAAAACCTGGAGATTTTGTTAAAAAAAACATCACTTTTTTCTATTTAGTTGTGATAGCAATGAGCAAAAGCTTACATTATGGTATCTTTTTATAGGTTTTTCTTAAATTATTTTGAGTTTAAAAAAAATAAAAAAAAAGCCCAAGTAAATAAATACTTGAGCTTTTAGTTAAGATTAGAACCTTTTTTAACACTTAAAAAGAATCAACAACAGCTAAAGGAGTAGCAAACTTGAACACACAAACAAACCAAAAGTTCTAATCTATAGTATAAGTATATCACAACTTAACATTTTGTAAAAAAAATGCACAACTAATAATAGAAGTGCATTTCTTAAAGCAATAATAATAACCGCATAAATTTAGCTATTACTACTATATATATGTTAAATCAGAAAACTGTAAAACTATTTTGAAATAGCAAACAAACCTAATGAAAGAGCTAATACTGCGGCACCCCCTGCGCCTAACTGCCAATAAAAAATCAAATCATCTTTATCATCTATTGATGTATTCAAACCTTTTATCTGTATTACTTGTGCATCAAACGAAGCTCTTAGTTCTGATTGTTGCCTGATACAGCTTGCATCTTTTTCTTTTAGCTGTAAATCACATGCAGTTCTCTCTTCTGCAATTAATCTTGCTATTTCAGCTGCCATATTATCCATTCTTTGTTTGATTTGACCGAAATCAGATCTAAAAAGTAAATAACCGGCATTTGGTGCTAAAAGATTAGGTTTCGGCATAATCCAAACAGTAAGTTCTAAACTTCCTACCTTAATCTTCTTCTTTTGCGGCGACCAAACCATTGGTGCTTCAGATAAGTCGAAGTTGTTTTCTGTTTTAAGTTCTTGCGCAAATACTGTGTTTATACATAAACTTAAAGAAAGAAAAGCAGAGATTATTCTCTTAAACATATTACCTACATCTTCCTTGTTCTTCACATTGAGAATACATAACGCAGATATCAGAGCATTCGAGAAAATCGTTTGATGCTCTTTGCGAATCTTTTGCAGTTTCAACTCGTTCATCACAAACTAATCTATCTGCATCTTTTTGTTTTCTTAGTTGTTCTATTCTTGTTGCATCTTTTCCTGCTACCTCAGCAGTTAATCCTAATATTAGTTTTTCTTCTGCTTTGCATACAACTGATTTAGGTGGGCAATGTTTCGACCAATAGCCAAAACCAAAAGCGAGTATTCCGCTCAGCACAAGAATAATTGTTCTTTGATTTTTTGCATCTTTTAAAAAACTTAATGCAACTTCTGAAATCAATGGGCTCATAACTTAACCTTTCTTTATCTCTCTGTTTTCAGCTTCGATTTTTTTTGTAATATCAATAGCTTTAGTTGTAATCTGTTTCATTTCTCTTAGAAAACGTCGCAAATCTCTTGCACTTGTAATATTACCTTTAATGCAAAGCTTTTCTAAATCTACAGAACTTTCGTTAAGGTTTCTTTGTAAATCAGCATATGCTAAAAATAGTTTATCTTTATTTTGTATTTCACTCATATCTGTTTTCCTCTTTTAGATAAAACGTTAGCTTTATTGATGTAATATTCAAATTTGCTATCTTCAAAAATTGTTTCACCTGAACTAAATAGTAGTATAGGTATGTGTTGTGCAGCAGCTCTTGCTTTATTCTTAAGCTGATTCATTCCTGCTAATCTTAGTTGTAGGGTTGAATCAAAAGCTTTTGATAAACTGATAATGTGTTGCATTGGCCCGGTTGCATTTCTTATCATTGCATCGATACTCATATTAGAAATCGATTCTAACTGTTGAATAAAGTTTGTTCTGATTGTTGCATCACTTATTTCAACGAAAAGCGTTTTAAATAAATCAGAATAATCAACATCAGGTTTAACTTCTGGTATATCTGATTTAACTTCTGTTTTAATGTTATGAGCTATCAAAGGGTTTAAATGATATTCATAATGAAACGCTAACTGCTCATCAAATAAGTAATCACCCTCTTCTTCTTTAGTATGCTGAAAATCATGTAGCTTTAGAAGCTTTTTAGTATCTTTCAGCATTAACCACTGGCCTGGGCTTTTGCCTTTTTTATTATTTTCAATATATATTTTATTAGCGTTTATCATTTATATCCTTTCTAAAATGGAACCACTTCTTCGTCGCCTATGCTAAACTCTTTTTTAACTTGCTTTTTTTTTATATCTGCTAACTTTTTTGCCAAATCTAAGTTCTTACTGAAGGATTGTGATGATAAATCATATTCCAAAAACTTAGTTTCATCAAACTGCTTACCTTCAGGCCTAAATAGCTCAACGATTAGTTTCTTTCCGTAGCCAATGCCTTTTTCACCAGATTTTTCATCGTCAAACAGATTATTTAAATCTGTTGTATCTGTATCAATATTTAAAGCTTTAGTTATTTCATCAAGGCTTCTAATATTGAACTTGTTAATGCTTCTCTTCCAATAAACAATATCACCAACATCGTGTGAAGATGCTTTTGAATGCAATGCGCAGATCTTAAACCCAACCAAAAAGCAAGGCTTATTGTTTTTATCAGGTGTAGTTGTAAAACTTTCAATCTCTGCAATGTATTTACCCGAACGAATATATGTTAGTCGTGGGGTTTCGTTTTCTTTTTTGTATGTGTTTAACATTTGGTTTAAATCAACGCTCATTTGTTCTCCTTTTAAATGATTTTTGTTTTTCTTTTATAAGTATTACTTACATTATGAATTATATTACTTTTGTTAAATAAATACAAAATAAATGCTTAAAAAGTTAAAAAAGTTTAGAAATAAGCAAAAAAAAAGGCGCCAGTGATTAACCAGCGCCTTTCAAATAACAAAATTATCTTAGGAGAACTTAAAGGTGAGCGCCTTTAAATCCATATACATTATAACAAAAAAACTACCAAAGATAAAACTTTTTTAAACTAATACTAAAATAATTGTTTTCAGGTGGCTTACGAAGAGTTTGAACCATTGAAAAAGCGTGATGTTTTAGAAAGCTTTACCTTTAGCAGTTTGATATATTATAACTATACACAAGAAAGTGAATTTATTAACGCGGGAGTTAAAAAACATAAAAAATATGTTAGTGAAACTCTTAATACTATTTTATCTTCTGTTTTCATTGTTTTTTCCTCTAATATGTTTTATCATATAAGCTTTGTTGTTTTAACGTGAATCAACGTCGTTATCTATTCTAATATTCTATCAGCTTCTGTTGCCAACCTACTTCTATAACCCTTTGTAAATTTAACGTGGGCTGATAGATTGGAGTTTTGAAACTTACCTTGTATGATTGATAAGCCGTTAGAGCTTTCATTCATATAAACATCATCTATTTGTTTGGTATCACCGCAAAGTATGAGCTTCGAATTTTCTGCCATACGAGTAATAATAGTTTTCAGTTCGTGTGGTGTGCAGTTTTGTGCTTCATCAACAATGATATAGCAGTTTTTAAAACTTCTACCTCGCATATAACTAATCGGAGAGATATCAATCTGCCCTTTTTCACGCATTAAACTGAAATATGTTAGATCACCAAATGCATTTCTAAAGTTATCTTCAATAGGTGCTAAGTAAGGTGCCCATTTCTCTTCGATATCACCGGGTAGAAATCCTAATGATTTACCAACTGTTGTAATAGGCCTTGTATAAATAATACGAGCATAAGCTCCATCAGAAACAAGTTTAATACCAGCCATAAATGATAAGAATGTTTTACCACTTCCGGGCAAACCTGTTAAAGTAATCATAGGTATATCATCATCAGTTAATGTATGTAAGGCAAACTGTTGTTCTTTATTTTTAGGAGTGCAACCAGTTTCTTTATGGCAAGCATCTTTTGATGATACAAGAATAATCTTACCACCTTTGTATTGCCCTAAAGCTGTATTTGATTCACTTTCTAAAACAAGAAACTCATTTTGATAATATTTTTCTTTTGTTTGTAATGAACCTTTTTTATATAGCTCATCAATCTGCTCTTTAGAAACTGTATCTACTTTTCTCCAACCACTCCACTGTGTATCTAAACCTTCGTAATTAGCATAGTAATCTGCTGAAATAATGCCTAATACATCTGATTTAACTCTTAGGTTAATATCTTTAGTTATCAGCTTAACTTTGTTATAATCATATTGCTCGCTTACAAATAAAGCAGCAGATAATATGACGTTATCGTTGTTTTCCTCTTCTAACTCATCACATAGTTTTATATTAGTAAGAACTGTGAGCTTAACGTCGTTAAACGGAACACCTTCGTGAAGAGGGCCTTCTGCTCTTAGCTTATCTAATAAACGGTTTATAAATCTTGCGTTTTCACCAATAGAACCTGCTTCAGTTTTCTTCTTATCAAGCTCCTCTAAAACTGCGAAAGGGAGGTAAATATCGTTAGAACCAAAGTTGTATATTGATTGTGCATCGTATAGTAATACTGACGTATCAATGATTACGCATTTTTGTTTAAGATTAGATTCAATTTCATTCATACATTTTCTCCTTCTTTGTTTTATTATATATTATAAAGCTTTTTCTTTTATAGTTATTAATAAAGGAGTTTTAAAATGTATGATGAGCTAATTATTCAAGATATTCAAAAAAAACAATCTGAATGTGAAGAACGACCCTATTTAGAGTTGCCTTTACCTGAAGTTAGAGAGCCTGTGGAACCTAAAATTACTAAAGAACCTAAAAGAGTAATAATCATAGATTTAAACTCTGATGATAATAACTTTGAAATAGATTTATAGTTATTTGAGTTCCATACCTGCTGGCAAAATCAAATCATTTACAGGTTCGATACAATCACCTTCATCAGGCACTCCAAGCAGCATAAATAATCTGTATTCAAGTTTCTTTAGTCGCCAAGTATTTAGAGGTAATGTTTTACCATCTTCAGATAAGTTCTTACTGAAAATTAAATCTAAGTGATGTGCTATAGAGTTTGTATTATCTAAAGATAACTTAAAACCATTCTGATGCTGAGGATCCATATTATGAAATCTGTTTTTGAACCACTCATATTTTTCAAATAAAGTATCAAGTAAATCTAAATATGATACTTTGTTATCTTCTAAATTTACTGTTTCTGTAGTTTCTTTAGTGCTTAGTATTTTATTAAAATCAAGTTCCATCTTTGTATATAACTTTCTGAAATATTATAGATTAGTTTAGTATAAGTATTCTCTAACTTAGTAATAAACTTGTTTTAGTAAAACTATTTTAAGATATTATATTAAAAATTACAAATTATATATTTCAGATTACTAAAGTTATAGTTATAACTAACTGAAAGTATATTAGTATCTATAGTAGATTAGTATATTAGAAGATCTGTATAACTGTATGAACTAGCGGGGGAACCCTCGCAGAGCTCTTTTTATTAGTTGATGAACCTACTGATATATTATATTATCTTTTATGTAACGAACGAAGTGAGTGGAGTAAAAGTAATAATAATATGTTTATTTAAATGTAATGAGTGGAACGAATGGAATTTAAATGAACTGTTTATCTGTTTTTGTTTGGGTGGTGTTTGGTAGGTAGGCAAAGATAACTATATCTAAAAAATCAAAAAACTACAATTTATTTTTTCTACTAAAGTTCTAAAACTAAATAAAGTATGATTATACATACACTTTCAGCATACAAAAAAAATAAAAAAAATATTTTTAAAAAGTTGTAAATAAAATCTGCTAAATCATTTTCAATAAAAAAGCAATCTAAAAACTCTAAGAAGATTACTAAACTCAAAGAAACAACAATACATTTTCAGGCAAATAATAACCAGTTATTTATTACACCTATCAGAATAACAAAACAATAACATTTCAGATATGCAGATTAACGTCTGTTTTATTTTTACTTAAAATACATTAAAACATATTCACTAAAGGGCAAAGATTAAATCTGATTTAACGTCGTGTTTATTTAAGTTTTTAAGTTTTTATACTACTCAAAACATAACAAAACACATTATAATAACTTTTTTTTTGTATTATATTAACTTTTTTTATATAATTGCTACAATGAAAGATATATATACTATATAAGATAAAATGAAAGATAAACAATGTTTGAACTGGTAAATAGAAACAAGATTTATGTAAAAAACCTACAAAAAGAAATAGGTGTTGCATCTGATGGTGTATTTGGTAAAAACTCATTAGCAGCAGCAGAAAAATACTTTGGTGGCCCAGTTATTGCTCATATGGGTGAAATTGTTCCTATCCCTGGCGCAAGCTATGTTGTGGATCATAAAGATTCGCTTTTTCAACTTCCTGATGGCACAAAAAACTGGAGGATGCGAAAAGGTAAAGCTGATACTATTTGTGCTCATTGGGGTGGTTTAAACGTAAAACATTGCTATATGATTTTTTACAATACTAAATCACGGCACGTATCAAGCCATTTTGGTATTGGTTATGATCCGAATGAAAAACGTTTTGAGGTAAGCCAATGGTTAGATACAGGTTTAGTTTCGTATCACGCTGGTAAGTTTAATGGTTATTCAATCGGGTTAGATATTTGCCAAAGCCCTGTAGAAAAGCATATTGCTAAAACAAGAGTATTTCATCCTTCAGCAGAAATGGTTCCTAACCCTTCTTCAAGAGGGCCTCGACAAGTTGTTTCGTTATGCCCAGAAATAGCTGATATTACTAATGAGTTTATTAATGATTTACGAATGATTATGGATTTAGAAGAAAAACCTATGTTAGATTCTGATGAAGTTTTAGGTATTAAAGAAGCAACAAACTATTCTGTTGTTGGCCATCATAACTTAAGCAAACAAAAATATGATGTTGCACCTTGGTTAGGTGATTTGTGGGGTAAAGAAAGCAGCTGCTAAAATGAATCGACGTCATCAAGAAATAAAAGAAAATCTATATTCAAAATGGATAGCATCTGAACGTTATGCTGAATTTATTATAGAGCTTGATGATACTGAAGTTGCACTTGCTACTAAAATAGGCCATAAACGTTTTCAAAATAATAGAAAACTAAAAACTTATAAATCTAACTGGGGCAATAAAAAAGCTAATCCTCAAAGAGATATTGATGGTGCCTTATCAGAGTTAGCAACTATAAAATGGCTAAAAGAAAATGGATATGAACCTTCAAAAAAAGCTTTCTTAACTGTTTCAGCTGATGCTGAAGAAGATGGGTTTGATACTGATATTGTTTTTAATGGCGATTCTTACAGCGTTGAAATAAAATCAACAACTAAGCCTATGAAAGCTAAACTTATTTTACCTGCTCATCAAGCTAAGAAAGATAAAAAGCCAGATCTGTTAATCCTTATATGTATGATAGATGAAAAAAGATACTGCATCAAAGGTATTACAGGGTTTGAAGATGTTGCTGCAAATTATGATTTAACATTGCGCAAACCGGGATATTCATTAGAAGAAAAATACTTGCAGAAAGATTTAGTTTCTGTAATAGAAAACATTAAACAAAAAAATAAATAGAAATAAAATAAAATAAACATTTACTTGAAAGGTAAAACAACATGAGTTTCGAAGATAGCCAACAGATTAATATGAAAGCACAACCCGCAGAGGGAATTTTTATTACAACTGAGCAAGCTAAGGCAGTTAATGTTATGATTGCTGCTATTACTGTTGCACAAAAAGCAGGCGCATTTTCACTTAAGGATAGCGCACATATTTATGAAACATTAGCTTGTTTTAGAACTGAAGTGCCACAAGAAGAAGTTTCTGAAGAAAAAGAAGCCTCATAACAATGTTTCAGCTTGGTTTAGATGTATCTACTTCAATGATAGGTGTTTGCTTGTTTAAAAATCATAAGTTTTTTATGATGGATAAAATAGAAACAGGTAAAGATAAAGAGTTTTTTCATAAAGCTGATAGAGTTAATAGCTACATCAAAAAACTATGTGAAGATTACGATATAACTGAACTATACATCGAAGATATATTTCAAAGCTTTTCAAGAGGCTTATCTTCAGCTAAAACAATATCACAGCTTGCAAGATTTAACGGCATTGTTTCATTCATAGCATATAACCATACAGGTTTAACGCCTGTTTATTTAAACGTTAATACTTGTAGGAAAACATTAAATATCAAAATAGTTAAAACAGAGGATAAAAAGGAACAAGTTATTAAATGGGTTGTAAAAGATTTACGTGGATACAAATTTGAAACAAAAGTGTTATCAAGAGGTAAAAACAAAGGTAATGTTGTTTATGAAAAATGGGTAAATGATATGGCTGATGCTTATGTTGTTTGCAAAGCAGGTATTAAGCTAAGTAAATAGTTATATTCTTGTTATAGAATGAATACCCATTTCATTTAATTTGAAATAAAAAAAATGGCTTTCTTTAAAGATGTTATTGCTAAAAAAATAAACAATACTATCTGGGTCGTTTAACTTAACTTTTATCTTTTCATACTTGTTGTAGTTTCGTTTAGCTATTATGTGTTCTATTTTTAAAACAAACATATTGCCTTTACCACAATTTTGAATACTCAAACACCTGCCAAAAAATGTATCTTCTGGTAAATACCTAACGTTGATATCTGTGATGTTATATGACGCATTCATTTTTTTTCCTTATATACTTATATATATGTAAAACGTGCGCATTATAAATCATCAAACATAAAAAAACCAGCTTATCGCTGGTTTTCTTGTATCTGCTTCGAAGTTTATGTTAGTTTAAACCATCTGGCCTAACACCTTCATTATAACTTCTTACTTGATGTTCTTTTATGATGTTATATCTTAACAAAGCTATTGATTCATCTTTTATTTTATTAGATAAATCACTATCTAAGATTAAAGAAATAAGCTTTTCTATTTCTTCGTTTATTGATGCTGTTTTAACACTCACAATCTTCTGAGCTCTCACATTCACAATCAACAACTTCATCTTCTTCAGGATCTTCCTCAGGCATCATCTCAGGAACGCACATCTCTTCATCCTCAGGCATTTCTCCGCAATCCTCTTCTGGCATCATCTCACCTGCAACAGGCAATACAGGCTCTTCCATTTGCTCACCACCTTCTTCTTCTTCGTCCTGCTCCATTCCACCAGATGCATCTTGGCCTCCAGCCGGCAAATCTTCTTGTTCTGCACCACCCTCCAGGCCCATATCACCATCTTCCATTTCTGGCTCTGCATCACGAATTTGCTCACATGGGCATTCATCGCAATCACATTTCTTTTCTTCATCTTTTTCACAACCAACAAGTGGCAAAATTAGCATTAGTGCTGTTAATATTAGTTTTTTCATTTTAAAATCCTTTCAAGATTTCTTTATTTTATTATAAAACTTAAGATATACATGTTTATTTTAACGTCCATTCATCAACTATTTCAGGCAGTATTACATCTGATTCGTTTCTACTCTTAATAGGATTTTTTCCTCTAAGTATAGAAAGTTCATTAATAACACTATCTTGCAACTCAAACATTTGCTGACGCGCTAACTGAAGTTGTATTTGTGAATCTCTAAGCCTTGCAATCAAAGCTTGCCTATCACCATCACTTTTTGAAAGTTTAGATTTCAATTCATCTATTTCTTCAGGGCTTCTTCCACTCGCAATGATAATCATCGAAGGTATATTACCAAATAAAATACCAAACAACCCGATTAAAACTTCACGATTACTCTCTTTAAAATCAAATAACGCTAAAAAAATAATCAGCATTATTATTGTAAATAAGAAAACAACGCTAAATAACCAGCCTCTTGTTTCTCTTTTCTGTTGAACGACTTCTTTATCAGCGCCTTCTGGCTGCTTTTTCAATCCCATAAGGTTTATCCATTTCAATTCTTGTAATATATAACTGTGTTAAGATAACACTTATTAGAAAACCAATCCAGATGTATTCCAGAATGCTGCTGTTTTTCATTTTATTAAATCCTTGATAAAACATATTAGTAAATCTATATATTCAAATGGTCGTAAAACGAGGTAATCAATATTCCAACTTGCTTTAGCTTGCCCATTTGAAAGTAAAGGCCAGAAAGTATATATCAAATAACAAAACATTATAAAGCCGATGCGATATAAAAAGTAAAAAAATATTTCACTCCATCGTTTATGTTTCATTCTTGTTTTTATTTTCTTTGCACCACCAATCCTCTTTGCTTTCTCTGAATCGGGTGGAGGTTGCATTTGTTCCGTAATCAAGCCAACAGCATAAATACGCTCAGGTTCAGAAACACCTTTAAACTTGTATAATCCTACAAGTGCTGATAATGCATTTTTAGGTATGAATGGGTTTTTGTGCCCGTATCTTTTAAATATTGTATAAGCTGAATGTGATAAAAGTATTTGCTCAGATCCACATAAGCTCATTGTTCTTGCTGCTATGTTTTTACCTATACCTTCGATAGCTAATCGTTTAGCTCCTCCTGATATCATACTTTGTTCTGTTTTAACAATCAGCATACTTTCCCAGTGAATGCCAATCCTGCTCCTAAAAGGAAACTTCTTAACTCTTAAAAACTTTTTATAAGCAAATGCAAAAGCAATAGCATCTGGCACATTACCAAAATACATCAAAGTGCCATCGCTGTTATCTAACCATTGCCCATTATGTTTCGTTATTAAACTCATAACGAGCTTATCGTGTGTGGAAAACCAACGTGCAGCAGCATATTTACCGTTCTTTTGAACGAAACGAGTGCTCGCAATAATATCTGTTATTACAATAGCTATTTCAGCTTCAACAACGTTGTTTTCTTCCATAATGTTTAATCATCTTTCTTGTTGTTTTTGTTAGGCTTCTCCCAGTTTAAGAATAAATAAATAAACCAAAAAAAGAAACCCCACCATAACCAATTCCCACTTCCTTTTTTATAACTTTGATTACAGCCTTCTTTATCATCTAACTCATTAGTATGATTTTTATTCCTACTTGTTATGCTATAAGGTTGTTCATCTGATATCCATATAGCTTGCTGTGAATCACGAGGATGCTCTCTGCTTAACTCTTCAAAGCAATAACTATTTCCATACATAAACGGGCATTCGTCATCACTGTTTAATAACGTATCACCATCAATATCATCATCACAGTAATCTCCTAAAATATCACCATCCATATCTTGCTGATAAGGGTTATGTATTGATAGGCAGTTATCACAAGCATCACCTACACCATCTCCATCTCTATCAAGTTGTTGTGGATTAGGCATTCTCATACAGTTATCAGATGGATCTTCAATGCCATCATCATCATAATCATCTGCATGTTGATAACTATCACCTAAATCTGTATTTGCTATTAAAACGCTGCCTTTTCCTCCGCCTCCACCACCACTCTGTTCAGGTGTTCCACAATCTTCAAAGTTGTTATCACATTCATAGCTTTGAGCCCAACTTGGAAATATTTGAATCAGATTTATATAGCAGTAAATAAAAACAATAGATATGAATAATAAAACTTTTTTCATTCTTTCTTCTCCAAAGGTTTATGGCATGAGCAGTTATGAGCTAACTCATCACATATTCTACAAGGGCAAAAGCTATCTTCTGGCCATTTACAGTTTATTTCTAACTTTCCACAAGGGCATTTGTAATATGTGCATTGGCACTCTATCTTTTTACAGAGAGCACACACTGTTTTTTCATCAAAAATCATATTACCCCTCTTTTTTTGGGGGTTTATCGTCTCTATCAAATATCTCTACGGCTGAACTCAAGTATTTATCAAGTGAATTTTGCCCTAATATATAACCAATCTGTATTACACCAGCTGTTATTACTGTTGTTATTAAAAAAGTTAGCTCATTTAGCTCCAGTTTTCCTTTAAGGTGCATTAACTGATATAGGATAATAGCTTTCCATCCGATATCTGCAAACAAATATGCTAAAAACTTTTTGCTTTGCATTGGTGAAAGTGTTTTTTTATCTTTATTCATTGTTTCCTCCGAGTGGATAATCTAACCACTTATATGGTTTTCTTTCTTTTAAATAATTTTCGTTAGTATCATTATCGTATGCTTCTTGTTCAAATCTTATTGCTAAATAGGATTGCCTATTAAAGCCCTTTTTCTTTAAAACAGCAGCAAACAGATAATCATATAGATATACAATCAAGAAGCCTATAATCAAAAGCTCTTTGTATTGCATCCAGTGAATTGTTTCGTGCCTTTTAACCTTATCAGATAACTCACCACGACTAAAAACTAAAGGCCCAAGCGTTATTGCATTTATTTCTATTGGTGCAACCTTGCTCAAAACCTTAGGAACTTTACTGTTTTCAAAAAATACAGGAAACATTATTAGCTCTTTCTAAAACTGACGTGAAGGTTCAAGCACCAAAGATTGAGGCCTGAAATCTTGTATTAAAGAGCGAGGCCAATCAGCATCGTGGCCCCAATCTCTTGTTGTAAATTCTCCTTTTACTCCTGCAACTAAAAACTTAAAGATGTTCGTGCCTCTACCAATATCATCAGCACCTAAATATACGTTAAAATCAATAAAATCTTTATCAATAAATCCTGGGTTTATAGGTAAAACAGCTTCATCTAAAACTATTTTAAACTGGCAGCCTGAATCTTTTTCAATCCAGAAAGGTAAAACTCTTGCTGTAACTGTTTCATTAAGCCAATCTGCGTTTTCACCAAAGAATGTGCCCATATGATATGAGCATCCATACTTAGCCATATAACCAACGCCTGCTGAAGTTGTATTTAACTTAAACCAGCGATACTCATATTCTTCATTGCCTAAATCTTTTTCTAAAACAACAAACTTATTTCTATAAGCTTCAACAAATGTTGCTGCTGTAGTTGGAACTAAAACTTCTCCACTTGAAGAAACTGTGCAAGGAACTGGTGTTATTGATGAAGCTAATAGATGATACAAATACTGAAATATTACGGGTGTGTTTTGCTTTTCACCAAACTTTATAACTTTAAAAGCTTTCATCCAATCTTCATCACGCATTTGCCATTTAGGTTTTAAAATATCTAAGTGATTTCTATCGAAAAAGTTATAAAGCTGAGCAAATTCACTAACATCAGGCTCCACTCTTGCGTTTTTTCTAATAATGTGTGTAAGAGAAGTTTCTATACCATCAAATGAAACATCTGTTTTACTCTTGTAATAAAGTTTTTGACGACCAATATAAATATACCCTTTATCTGGAAAGCTTAACGTCGTTTCAACAGGAATGCTTGTAGCACCTTTTTTAACTATTGCAGTGGTAACCGTGTAAGAACTTGAAACTGTATAATCCAATACTTCAGCAAAACTCTCTGTTAATACTGCGATTTTACTATCTTCACCTTTTTTATAATTTTGAGAAGGCAAATAGTTATCAGAAACTTTACCACGTTTAAGCCAAGCTGGCATTTTGCTTTTTATTGATATTGCAGCATCATATCTATTACGATGAACAACAGTAAGTGCATTAAAAATATCTATTCTGTTTAAAAATCCATCACCCCAATAAATCCTTGCATTATACTGGCCTTTAGGCATAACCGGCAAACAAGCATAAAGTTTATCTTGATTTATTGTTGTATATAGATTTTTTCCTCTTCCTGCAACTCCACTATAAGAAGGAAATATAACGCCATCGTTTGTAATACTTTCAAAAACGACACGATATGGGCCTAAGCTTTTATTTTGTGGAAAATTGTTTTCATAAGTATCTTTAAACTTAGCTCTGATAACAGCTATTTGGCCACCGTTATCACTAAATCTAACATCATCACCATCAACATACGCTCCAATATTTCCGTGTGGGTCGCCAAAGTTTCTTTCGGATGTATTTTTATAAACATAATCTTCAACTTCATCGAACGGATTATTGATTGTTATACTTTCTGTTGCGCCAAAACCCATGTCGTAATACGTTGGATCTGGCACTGAGTTTGGAGTTCCGAACCCAATTTCGTAATTTGTATGAACGATATTAGTAATACCCATATCTGTTTCCTCTCTGTTTTATTTGATGCCTCACCCTATGTTTTACCATAGAGCGTTTATAAAAGTTTAACCAGGATTAAACGTCGTTATTCATTTTAAGCGTAATCTAACTCTTTTTCGCCTTCGAATGAAATGCTTATCTTTTTATCATCTCGAGATGCCTGAGGTATATTAGTGCAAGTAATACCGAAATATTCACCAGCAGCAATATCCTGATTAATATAAACAGAGTTTTGTGCTTGGCCTAAAGTATTATCTGATCCACTTGAGTTAGTGATAGTAAATGCGGTTCCAACTAACGTCCAAGTGTTTGCTAATGCTGCAGAATCAGATGCTGCTGTGCATAGTGCAAATTTAAGAGTTGCATTCATCATATGCCCAACGTGAATATGTGCAGCTTTCCAAGTAATAGTTTTCCCTGAGTTATTCTTAACCCAATATACGCAAGCTTGTTCGTCTGTTGCATAAGATGCCATATTACTACCAGAGAAAGAAGATGCAACTCCATCAATTTCAGTAAATCCTGTATAAGCTACTCTCTGCTTAGGAGTTCTAAACTCTACCTCAGTTTCGTTAGTTGCGTGATCAGTAACGTATAAAACATCACCTTGCTCTCCACTTGCTGAAGGTAGTTCAATAGTATGTGCTGTTCCTTGTTTTCCTTGAGTAGTTAATGTAACCTTAGATGCTGCACTATTTTGCAATGATAACTTAGCTTCTGTTCCACTTGTTTCTGCTTTTATAATAGTTTCATCTGCACTGTTAGTAATACTACCTGCTAAAGAACCATTATCTCCTGCAGTAAATAGTAAAGTTCCAGCACTTCCATTATCACCTAAAGTTGCGAAATCCTGAAGAACTACATCTTCTATAACCGTTGCTGTTCCTGAAACTGTTAGATTATCATCAATCACAACATCATCATAAAACTTAGCATCGTATGCATATATTTTTTGGACGCGTTTTGTTGTTGAACCTATATCAAAAGCATTATCTGTAACTGGGATAAAATCATCACCTGCAGATATCTGCCAGTTTGATTCTAAGAATGCACCTGAGCCATCTGAAAGTTGTATATCTCTTGCATCACCAACAGAAGCTGAGCCACCACCAACATTTGCATCGATTAAATCTTTAATAGCAGCAGCACTCATTAGCGATGCATCATTATCAACAAAGGTTTCTCCACTTGTTAATAAAGCTGATGCATTAATATGTGTTGTATCTAAGTTTGCAACGTTAAGAGTAACATCTCCACTTGTTCCACCACCAGTTAGGCCTAATCCTGCTATAACAGAAGTAATATCACCAGTAAGCATGCTGCCCGGCACCCAAGCACCTGTATCATTATCACCACTATCATCAGAAGCTGTTGCATCCCAAACTAAAACTTGGCCAGCAGATGGAGCATTTGTAGTTGTATCAACATCTGCTAATTCTGTTATTGATACCTCATTCATCTTTTCGAGTGCAGCTGTTTTAACTGTATTTCTTAAAACATTAACTGTTGAAGAAGGTAAGTTTCCGTTAGCATCGTTGCTTCCTAAAACTGTAACTAATACTTCAGGTGAAATACAAAAATCTGCACCTGTTGAACTATCAGCTGAGCCAGCTGCTGTTGCTGCTTCAACCTCATTAGCTAACTCCACAACACCTTTAACTGTTGTGCTTGCATTATCTCCATTTACTGTAAGGTTTTCAACAACATCAACTAACTCCCAATATCTTCCTTGCCATTCTCTTTGAGTTTTAGCAGGTTTAACTAAGTCGTGATTTGTTGATAATACTTCAATATCTAAGAAAGAAGATGAAGGTGCAGCAAGTGGATCAACTATGCTTGTAGCACCTGATGATGTATTTTGCGCTATACAGAATAATCTATAACTACCCCATAAATCTGCACTGAAAGTTGTTGAAGCTGCTCTTGGATTAAGAAGTGCAGCCGTAGTTGAAGGAGGTTTTCCTAAAAAGTGCCAGCTAAATGCGAAAACTGCTGAGCTATCATCGCTATCTGTAGCGACTGCACTAACTGTGATACTTTCTGGTAAATCTTCTTGATTAGGCGTTGCGTTTGACGCCGTTAAAGCTAAAGTAATTGCCATTTTTTATTTCCTCTCCTTAGTTCTTTATTGTGCATATAAACTTAATAGTAGGTAAGTTTATGTATGTTGGTGTATTTCTGATAATAGGCTGTGGTGGAGAATCTGATGTATAACCATCAATAACTGAGCCGTTATAATTGATAAAGTGTGATTTAATCATTTCTTCATATCTATTATTTTCTGCTTTGTTTTGAGTTAGATTCGTCCAAAAAGTAATAGCTGTTTGTGAGTTAGCTGATGTATTCCATGCTAAACCACCACCTACGTTTAGATAATCAACTGGGCCACCTAATGCCATAGTTCCTGTAAAGCCCCATAGATTATTAAATCCTTGTTTTAAGTGATATCCAAAAGTCGTATTAACGTTTATATCTTCACCATCTGGCCCATCGATAGGGTTATCAAGATCTTGAACAATCAATAACATATTAGTATCAGCTGCTAATCCTGCACCTCCTGTGGCATCCAAAACTTCTGATTTATCAAAAGGTAATGCCCAAAGCGCAGAATCAAAGCTGTGATTTACTACAGTTCCATTAAACCCAAAACTATTAGGTTGAGCTCCACCTATAGCAATAGGAAACAATTCTGTATATGGAGCAACTGTTGTTAGATTATCAAAATCAACCTCAGTATTTGCAGGCCAGTTATTATTAGCTGTTGCGCTTAAGTGAATACGCGCTCTAACTTTATGGATATTATTACCGACGAATGCTGCTAATCCCTGAAGTGAAAGGGTTGGTTGCCCTCCAACTAATGGTGAGTTATCTGTAGCAGCTGGGTCGTTTAGGCCATTTTTAAGAATGTTATCAAGCGCACTTTCCAAAGCAAAGAATGGGCCTCTTAAACCATTTGATATTAAATCAGCGATTCTAATGCTTGCAAAGTAGTTATTAAACAAATAGTTTGTTGTAATAGTTTGTGGTGTAACTCTATTCTGCCCTGTGTTTATATCCACAGAAACCAACCAACCATCTGCTTTTATTGAACCTATTTTCTTGTATTCATAAGATCCAACTGCTGAAGGTGTTGAAAGAGCAGCTTTAATATCCATAGTTTGCACTGTTCGAGTATCAACATCTTGTTGTATTGAGGCTTGATTTATTGGGCTCCAAAAGTTTCTTGTTTCATTTGCAGTCGATTCATCAGCAACTCTTGCATAAAGATTAACATCCTGAAAATCCGTCATTGCATTTTGATTAGCTGTGTAATATAAGTTTGCTAACGTATCCATTGATGAAAAATCTATTGCAATATCAGATGTTTGCCTTAAAATCTTTCCCTGAAGAACACATCTAAAATCATTCAACACCAACGTTTCAGTAGATGATGAATATGATTTCCTCGTTATTCTTGATAGCGCACCGTTATTTTCTGCACCTAAAAGGCTTGAGATTACTTGTTCGTTATAATCAAACAAATGCGACTGAAGATTTTGCGCATCTGATAATATAAACTGTTCAAGTGAATAAAAATTTATTTTGTTTATCATTTAAAACTCCGTTAATGTTATGACGACTGATTTGATGTTATAATATCTACAGCTCTTGCTCTAAGAACTCTTCTGTTTGAGCCTGGGTATATTATACCAAGTTTGTTTGTTGTATTTTTCACATATAGTTCAACGCCTCTAACTGGAGAAGCATCTTGTATTGCTCGAGCAAGCTGTGAAGGATAAAGCGCAACACCTATTCCAAGATTATTTATAAAGTTTAGAGTTGTTTTCTCAACTGCAGTTTTAACAGCAGGATAATTTGCATCTGTAGCAACGTATATACCTATTGATAAACCAATGTATTTAACATCTGGCGCTTCAACTTTAACACGTGTTCCAGCAGCTCTAAATCCTGTGAGAATACTTGCTCTATTTGGATTACCTTCTATTTCACTTTGAAGTTCTGCAATAGCACCTCTATAAACATCGTAATTTTGTATGCTCCAAACATCACCTTCTTGTAAAAACGTTGGGTCGTTAAAAAATATTAAACCTCGTTCTGGTATTGATGTATAAGAGCTTTCTCCTATAAGCACAGGAACTCCGCCTCGTGATATAGTTAGTTGGCCTTCTGATGCTTTGATAACATCAGTTGCAGGACGTTCGTGTTGTATCATATCACAGCCACCAGCAGGAACTGTATCTGTATATGTTGTTCCCGGCACAGCCATGTTTGATAATCCACTACCATCATCAACAATAAGCTCAGAATAACCCAGTTTTTCAGGATTTTCCCATACCTTTGCAAACTTAAACGAGGTTCCATTACTATCAATGAAGTTTAAACCTAAAAACTCTATAGCTTCTTTTTGTGAGCGACCTAAACTTCTAATGTATCTTAGTGCTCTATCTCTTAAACTATTATCTTCTTCTTCATCAATACCATTTGTAAGTGGCTGAAGATTCTCAACTTTAATAACTTCAGAAGGCATTGTTGCTATTGTATCTATATTACCTGCATCTGCATTGCCTATTAATCCACCAGTTGTTGCAACAATATAAACTCCATCAATATCATCATCACCTGCTGGGATAATATAATCTAATGCTGTTTCATACGTTGTTCCATCTGAACTTCTACTAACTCGAGAGCCAGCTGGGATTAATAAATCTTGTGCTTGAGCCAGAATAGTTATTTTTAATACAGCACCAGCAGCTCTTGCAGATTTCTTTCTTGATATACCAACGGGTGGTAAATCAGCAACTCTTTCATCTAAATCAATGCCGGTTGCACTATTGATATTGAAGCTTTCTCTAACATTATACATACGAGCTTCTGTATTGCCGATTTCTGTTGCTAAAGCTTGAAGTATAATATGTAATGTGCTACCAACTTGCACATCATTTAAATCAGTTCGGGCAACTACCTTAGAAGTTAGCTCTCTAAGAATTTGGCCGTTTGTTCTCGGTGTAAATGCCATTTGTTTTTAATCTCCTCATATATTAGTATATATTATTTTTAACCTCATTTTGAAGTTATTTTAACATTTTTATGCGCCAGGTATAGGCGCTGTAACTTGCATAGTATCATTATCAACAAGTTTAACGTTCATTGTTATAACAAGCCTATCATCTACTTGCTCAATAACTATATTATTTACATCAACAATACGAGGGTTTGCAATAACAGCTTCTCGAATAACAGCAGCTGCATAAACTGGATCATCAATTGTAACGTTTTTAACACCAAAAGAAGGGTATAAACATACATCACCTTCATTAGTAAATAAAATATTTTTTATAGTTTGTTTAATATTTTCTCTTCCACCCACTAACTCAATATCACCTGAAATGTTGTTAAACTCTAAATCATCTATTTCACACTGTATATCAGTTGAATGGTAATCACCTAATGGTGCAAACGGGTTCATTCTTTTTTGCATTCCTTCGAGTGGAATATAAATCTTATCACCTATTTCTGGGAAGTTTCCGTTAGCCATTCGCCTAAAATCTCTCCAACCATTTAAATCTTTTATTTCTTCAGCAACTGTATCTGTTTGAAAATATTTTAAAGATATTCTTCTTAAATCATCATCTTTTTGCAGAGTATGAACATATCTTGGAACATTTTTTGAAAATCCAGTTCCTGCTGCAGAAATACCGGCACCTTTTGTTAATGCTGAAAGATTACTCTCATTACTCAAGTATTCTCCTAATACATATTTATTGCCAGCTTTATTTCTTCTTCTGTTTTCAAAATAGTTTCTATCAACACTTTTTCTTGCTATTTGTGAAGTATTTTTTATTATGTTTGAAATAGCAGTAAAGTTTGCAAACTCATGAAACTCTTGCTCAGATTCAGGCTCAGGAGGTTCAATATCTGCTTCTTTGTGTGTAACTATTGCTTGTTTCTGTATTTCTAAAATAGCTTGATTTTGTGGATATGCATTAGCATCTTCTGCTGCCACTTCTTCAGCTGTTAAACCAAGGCTTGCACCTAATAAACCTGCAGATGCTTGAAGATTTTCAATAGAGCTATTTATCGGCCCACCACTTCTAAAGGTATCAATAACTTCATTAAAATCTGAAACTATGCCACCGATATTTGTTAGTAATCCACCAGTTGAGTTCATTAGATTAGCAATAACTTTAGAAACATCTTTTATCTGTGATATTGAATCTCTAAATCCATCAACGTAATCATTACTTACATTATTAACAGCGTTATCAAGCAACTGAACGTATCCTAATGCGGCTCCTACTGTGCTATCTACACCATCTAAAACTCCAAGAATAGCTGGGTAATCTTTCGTTAAGTAAGCAAAATCATATGCTTTGAATTGAATAGAGTATTGAAAATCAAATCTATTTGTATTTGCATCACGACCATAGTTAAATGCCATCGGCTCAACTATAAAATGTGCATCTTCATCAATACATCTTAAAACCATATGTAATCCACCAGGGCCTGTGCCGCCGGTTATATTCATTGAACCATCAACTACTCTGTAAGCATCTCTTGTTCTTAGATTAGATGTTTGGCCAAATTCTAATGCTGCAGTTTCAACATAATGTTTAAGCATTTCATCAAACTCTTTAAAGATTGTGATTGCGTCTTGAAACATTACTCCACCATCTCTATTATATCCTCCTCTGCTATCTAATCCTGTTCTACCTGAAATAGTTATTTGATGTTCTTTATGTTGTGATATCTCTCTAAATGTTCCAGTTAAAGTATGTGTTAAACGTATTGGGTTTGCTCTACCTATTTGAACGTTTGATGGATCAATCGGAAAAGCTGTTGTAAAGATTATACCAGTTGCGTCTCTAACTTCTAAGTAATATTTAGCAGGGATTCGTAATAAACCATACGCTCCACCCATTCCAAAAGGTGGTGTTATACCAGCAACATAAGCTCTTGAGTATCTTGACGAAAAACCTTTTATTGCATCTAAAAAACCTTTCGCAGGGTTATAGTTCGACATTATTTCTCCTATGGTATCTTTATATTTAGATTTAAATTACCTTCAGCTTGAGTTTTAGTTTGAGCTGAAGTTGTTGTTAAAGCTGTTGCAGCAGTTGAAGCAGTTGATGTTATGTTTGCTGCTGCTGCAGCATCTTGTTCGGCAGCTGCTGTTTCTGATGCTGCTAATACTGCATTGCCTGCTCCGGTTGCTGTTGCTGCTGCTGCGGTATGAACGCCTGCTGCTGCCGTTGCTGCTGCACTTGAATAAGGTGCTTGTGCTCCTATTGCTGCGCTGTTTGCATTTACTTTAGCTTCTAATAGTGCAAGGTATGAAAATAGAGTATCTATAAACTGTTGGCCATTCAGAGGATTATCTATAGTTGCTCCGCCTTTTGAAATACGAAACACAGAGTTATCCCCGTTTAGTTGTAATCTTGCATCTTGATTGGTATTAAGGATAAGCCCATTAAGTTTTGCTAACGTCATTTCTGAGTTATAGTTTGATACGACGTAATCACTTGTTGAATACTCAATAACATCACTATCTGCATCTGTTGCAACTGTTTGCTCTGAAATAACATCAACGTCGTTTGGTTTAAACTGGCTTCCTATAACCATAGGCTCACCTTCTGCTGGAGTAAATATAACTACTTGATTATCTACCTCAACAGGCAAATTACCCCAAGTATTCATTCCTCCACCAACCGGCAATAAAACAAAAACTTCTCTATAAAATTCACCTCTATCATCAACGCAATCAACAAAAACTTTATTTGTATCTTCATCTATTGAAACATCAGTTATCTGTGCATTTATAAATGAAGCTTTTTTACCAGCAAAAACAAAAGGCTTATCACTAATATTAAACATTATTTATTCCCTACTGCTTTTTCAACGAATCTAACTTCTGGCATAATCGGTGGGAGTTTATGCCAACTCCCTCTACTGAAGTTTATGGTTGTTCTTTCCATCTTATGGCCTCTAAAATCAACAGATTGATTATGTGATATGCTGTCGATGTAAAAGAAGAAAACATTTTCTGTGCCTCCTAATGTATTATAGTTGCCAAACTTATAAGCAGCTTGAGTTGGATCTGAATAATCATTGCTGCCACCTGGAACTCTTCCATTTTTTGAAGCACCTCGACCTGCAACTTCTTGATATCTATCTGAACCTATCTGTGAAATAACTTCATCTGAGCCTTCGCCGAATGGTCGTAAAAACATATAACCCCATTTACCTGGGCCCCAATCTGCGCTTCCCTGAAAGTTGCATGTTAAACTTCCTTGTGCATATCTATTACCATTACCATATGTTAAATACATTTCTTCAGCAAAAGCAGTATTTATTTTTTTATGTAGTAATCTTGCTGCTGAATTTTTACCACCTTTAGAAGCTGCTGCTGCTGTTGGCAGTTTATCACCGTTTTTCTTTCTAACATTAAAATACGGATATGTGCCTTCGAATAAACGTAAGCCATATTTATATGCATCGTATATATCAATAATAGGTGATGATAAAACACCTGTTTCAAAACCTGATCTGTTTGTTAAAAGAGAACTTTCAATATACGTTCCGTTTATTCTATTAGCTTCTACCCAAGTTGCATTAAAATCAAAAACATTATCACCACTCAAAGGTAATAAAGAGTTTTGTAATAACTCATCTGTTTTAATTGAAACATTGCTTTTTACTGAATCATCTTCAGCTGATAAAGGATATTGGATTGGGTATATAGCTTCTGCATCATAGCTTTCAACAAAAGATGAATACTGTTTATTTAAAAAATCTTTGTTTAGCTGTGTATTCCAGTGCCGAGGTTTTATTCTATATATTAGCGTTGGTTGAGCACCTAATGCTTTTGTTATGCGCCCACGAGGTTTAAATGCTGTGGTTCCTTCTGAAACTAATGTATCTTTTCCTTCAACTTTTCTAATCTCACCTGTAACATCACTTTGTAAATCTTCTTTATAAAAAGGTATTAACGTGGGTATCATCTCTATCATTCTATCATCAGAAACAAATGTGCCTATTACTCTATTCCAAGCAGATCCTCTTGTGTTTAAAGCACCCTGAAACTTTGTTATAAATCTTTGATATGGAGGTTTTTCTGGCAACATCTGATACCATATTGAGCTCTTTGGCACATCTGATTTTTTTGTTGCAACTACGATTATATCACCTATTCTATCACCAAGTAAAGTATTATTCATACCACCAGTTCTTGATGAACGTGGAGAAGGGCCAGTTGTTGCATTCTCTACAGATGCATCTGCTTTTCCTCTTGCACCAGCTGCACTTCCACCTGCTTTAGCTCTGGCTTTTGCTCTTGCAATGATTTCTTTACGTGATAAAAACCCAAGCTCTCTTCCTGCCATTGATGAAAGCATATCCATTGATTTAAAATATTGATATTGGCTTTGCATACTCATTAGAAATGCTGTGAATTGCATATCACCAGAAGTCGTCCAAGTGCTACCAGCTGATGTATTTGTTTGTTGATTACCTACACCTACTTGTGCTGCAACACCTTTGCTGATCGTGAGATGATATGCTTTTGATATTTTTACAAACTCTAACACACTCATTCCTACTGAAGGTGGCACTAACATATAACCAAAGTTTGTTATGAAGTTTTGTATTACTTCTTGAAAATCATGTTCTGCAGAAGCAAAATCAGCCATCTCTTTAATGTGTTTTGCCCATTCTTTGCTCGACATAATAAAGTTTGATAAAAACTTCATTTCACTATTATTAGCAACAGATTCAGTTCCACCATCTTCAGATTTTTGCAAGTTTCCTGGCATAACAACATAGTTGCAGTTTCTTATAGGCTCAATAAAATCTCTTGCTTCAATTTGAACCTGTGCATAGTTATCTATTCCATCAACATTTGAAAATGTTTGCTGTATGCTTGTTATCATACCAAAAAAAGAAGTAGTTCTCGGTTTAACTTTAGATTTTGTTATCTTTAAAGAACCATTATCTAACTTTTCATAAACAGAAGCTGTTTCTGTTTTCATATCTAATGATGCATAATGCCTAACTGTTATAAACTGGCCTGTTGTTATAGTATCAACTTCATCTGAAAATACTGTTCTCATTAATGCAAAAGGCATTTTCAAGGTTAAGCTAAGATTTCCGCCTTTTAAACCTTCATTTCTTGAAACTGCAGTAATATAACTTGTTAAAGAAATAGGTATAGGAGAGCTCCACGTATGTAATAGATAAAAATCGTTTTTTGAATTTTTAGTTTCGTTATAAACTTCCTTTAATGAACGTGATATAACATTACGCATATTCTCTCTATTAGGTATAGTGTTTGTTTTTAACCTTGCAGATATCGTCATATCATTAAACTCATAACTTTGAGATGCAGGTGCTGCTCCTGATGCTTTAATAGGAGTTCCTGCTGTTGAACCACCTGTTGCCATTAGAAAGCTCCTAACGTTATGTTTTTACATTCAACATCTAATAATCTGTAATCTACCATATAGAAACCTCTCTCGTCTTTACATAATACTTCAGGTTTAGTTTTTAATAAATCTTGCGCCATTACACCACTAAAAGTTGCACAAGGATTATGTTTATATTTCCAAGTATATACCTTTAAGCCTGAAGGTGAATAGCCAATGTGTTTAATGTTTTCTTTTAATCTTTCGTCGCTAAAGATATTTGCAAATTTCTTAATCGCTAAAGGTATTGCCGTTGCTATTGTTCTCATGACGCCAGAAAGGCCTATCATAGTATCTATTAAAGCCTCCATATCTTTTACATCTAAACCATCAAGTAGTTTCTGTTCGATTCTCTCATTTGTTTTAATGAGTGCCTTAATGTTTTCTACTTGATTATCGTATGTATCTTTTAGTTTTCTTGAGTTAGATTCTGCATCTGCCTTAGTTATAATAGCACCTGCATTTTTACCGCCTGTTAGAGGTGTTGAAGAGCCGCCTCCCGTTCCGATAGCATCAATCTCTTCAGTTGTATATCCCATACCCATCATTGCCATATCACCAACATCGTCGCCCAATAACTCACGAAGTTTGTTTTTCATAACAGAAGGCTCCATTCTTTCTAATAATCTTCTTGCCTTCTTAAAATCACCGCCAGTTTGAGCTAAAGCATCACTCATTAGTATGTTATTACCTAATCCTGAAAATGTATTGCCTAACTGTTGGCCTGCTTGAACGCCACCTTTCATTCTTATTCTTGAATATGCACTTGCTGCTGCATCACCTTGGAAACTTCGACCACCCCTACTTTCAAGGCCGTTTATCTGAGCATCAGTTCCATTGCCTAAACTTATACCCATTGCTGTGAATTGCTCACCAACAGCTAATCTTGCTCCTAAATACTTAGCTGCTCCTGCACCTGTTAAACCTCGAGCATTCATTTGCCCTCTTAAATCATCACCACTAAATCCTCTTAATCCATTTACGCCACTACCTCTTAGCATACCAGCATCTGCTTGGCCATACAAACCAAAACCTAAACCGCTTGAAACGGCTTTGCTTAGTTCATCAGCTGAAACTCTTCTTCTTGTTCCACCACTCTGAACTATTTGTGTTGCTGCATTTAAAGCTTCACCAGCTTGCATACCTAAGTTAGAAGCAGCATTGCTTATTAGCGTTCCATTAGCCGCCATAGGGCTTCCAGCTTGTGCCATACCTGTTGAAGCACCTGAATAAACCATAGAAGGCATTTCAATCTGTGCAGCCATATTTTGACGTCCTGCTAATGCTTGTAATGGAGCAGCAAGCAAACCACCAACGTATGGTATCTGAGAAACAATCTCAGCCATATTCGTTCCTGAACCCATATTTGATAAGTGCCCAAATCCAGCTTGTGCTATTCTGCCGGCCTGTGCGCCACGTGAATTTGCAGCAGCTGAGTTTCTATCATTTATTCCCTGCTGAACACCTTGTTGAGCCCTGCCGTATTTTCTATGCACTGGATTTTTTGGATCAAACGGCGCATCTGGCAAACCAGTAGCACTTGTAGGAACGGTTGATGGCATGCCAGCAGTTGGAGATAAAGCACCCCTACCGAATATACCTCTTGCAAAGTTTCCAAATCCTCCACCTCCACCCATATTTATGTTTGCAGGGTCGTGCGCTGCGCCTGATACTTGTTGGGGTAGCCCGCTTAATCCTCGTCCAGCATTCTCACCTTGCTGACGAAGAGCAGCCAAGCGATCTTGAGCAAGGCCCTGGCTCACCCGGGATGTGTCGCCGCCAGCTCTTTGGAGAAGACGAGAGCTCAAGTTATCAGAGCCTCCTCCACCTAAGCCTATACGACCAGCACCACCACCGGCACCGCCGCCCATTCCTCCACCTTTTTCTAAGCTTCGAATACTCTTTGTTAAATCTTTTATTGCTGCTATTAAATCTTTATTGCTTGAAACAAGCTTTTTAATACCATCACCTAAGGCTTTGCCTCCACCACCAAAAGGTGAAGAACCACCGCCACCGAAAGGGCTACTTTTACCCATCATACCTGCAGCAGCAAAAGGAGGCATTGAAAAACCTCCCATACCACCACTCATTGCTGATGTTCCGAAACCTTTACCCATTGCTCTTGCTCCGGGTGATGAAGCCATCGGGGAGCCTCCGCTGAAAGGTGTGCCTTGTATTGGTCGCATAAAATATCTCCTATTTGTTTAAGTATATTTTGAGAAGAATTGTTGCATTGCTTCTTCTGGATTTCCACCATTAACGAATGCTTGTTCTATTTCATCTATTATTGGGTCGCCGATTGATTCAACAAACTTTTTGTTGTTCTGATCTTCCCAGTGTCGCTGATACATCTCTTGAAATATATCATCAGGCATTGCCATTAATGAAAACTCAACATTCTCCCAACAATATAAATCATCATCATTAAAGATATTTACGTTTGGAAGCTGTAATTTAGCTAAGCGCTGGAAAATCAATGGAAAAGCGTTGTGGTTTCTTCTCTCCGCTACTCTCATCACTGCTGTTTCGAAAGTATCGGGTTTCGTGCTCAACTAACCTCGTGGCCAAGTGATAACAAAACTCTAAATCAGAACCTACAACTTCTAAAACCCACTCAGGTGGATCTTTTAACTGTGAAACAATTCTTGCTACACACTGATAACGTGTTTTTGTATCAACAGGATAATCATCATATGCATAACCATCACATAGTCGCATAAGAATTTTATCTTGTCGTAATCTTCCTTCGCTATCTAAAATGGCAGAGCACAATGTGGCTTTCTTCAAACCCTTTTCAGTTTCGTATGATATTTCAAACTTAAGTTCTCTATCAACATACTCTTTCTTAATCTTTTGTGCAACTTCTTTAGCAGCTTCTTTCTCTTTGCCAACATCTCTAACATCAACAACTGAAGCGTCTTCTGCCTTCTTTTTTAAATCAACCAAGTTTAAATTACTCATACAATACCTCTCTCGTATTTTTTGTTCTATTAATAGTATATATCAACCATTATAGCAAGTTTATTCTTTAAATAAAAAAAAATGCCGAAGTTTTTACAACAACGGCACTTTCATAACATTATTAAAGATTAGTATCTTGATAAACTAAACATTAATGACGTTTAAGTAGGATAAACTTTTTTTTGTTAAATAGGTATATATTCAAATAAACCCAGCAGATTTAACAGAGTTAAAACTGGATATACGTATCAATCATCTGCAACAGAAACGAGTGCTGCTGGGAAATGTCGTATTAGATATAAACCTTCAACGAATATCTGAACGCCCATTAGAGAAGTTCTATCAACAACAATATTGTGTGAAGCAACTTTGCATCCCTTGAGAGTATATATTCTATTTTCAGAAGAAGTATTGCCAGCTGGAGCAGTTCCAGGAGCGCTATCCCATATTTCTAAATCAAAAGAAATACCACCACCTCTAAACATATTATCAGTTCTATCGTCTTCACCTATCTCTGTAGATCCATCTGAAGATATCTCAGTATTTATCATACCTTTGCCGTAAGTTCTTTGCCCCAAAGCATCACCTGCTTCATCAACTTCCTCATCATTTAATCCATTAGCAGTTGTGCTTTGGAATATTCTGATAAGGTTTATTGAAGCAGATACTTGGCGTGATATTGGTGTAAGCTCTCTTGTATCAATAAAGCCTAAACTCTCAACGCGACCATTTAAAGTGTTTTCAGAAATAGAAACACCGGTAGCATAACCAGCGACTTTGCCGTCGATTTTAACGATAGCTTTGGCACCCGTTATTATATTTTTTGGATTGTTAGCCATTTTATTTTATCCTTTCTTAAAAATCACTAATGTTCATTGTAAATTCAACAAAGTTTAAAGGTTTAACAACAGCTAAATCTAAGGTTATAAAAGCTGTATCATCTACAATATTAACCTTAATGTTTCTGAAGTTTTTAATAATACCTTCATCTTTTAATCTTTTGCATCTTGTATTAACCAAGTTAATGATTCTACCAGTTGAACCTGCCAAAACTTTTGAGCCAAGTTCTTTTGTTAAGATGCTTCTTAAGAAACGTGCTGCACCTAAGATACTCTCACGAGCACTCATTTCACAGTTAATAGTTTCGTTATCTTTATTATAAGAAGAAACTCCTCTTGCAACTTTCAATGCATTATCAAAAGCTAAATAAACACCTAGCTGGCATTTTCTGATTAGTTTATCTACATCAAGCTCTCTATTGAAGTTTTCTTCTGTGCTGATAAGGTTAGGTTTCAAACCTGTTAGAGGTTGTGAGTAAGGAATTGCGCCTTGCATACACATCATAAGGAATGCAAAATACTCAGGCCCTAAATCAACAACATCACCGTTATGATTTTGAACGCTCATACTTTGGTTGCAAACTGCCATATGCTTATTAGCAAACTGTGAAACAACAGTTCCATATGCTTGGTCGATTGTGCTTCCTGCAGGAGCTCCAGCATAACCTTGCCTATCACGGCTGTAAGCTAATACTTCGTCTAAGTGTAAGCTCAATGCTTTAGTCGTATCAGTATCAGTTGTTAAACAAGTGATGAGCTGAATATCTTTTGTTCTCATAGCATCTAAAGCAGCTTCAAAATCTGAATCTGTAGGAGCAACAGTTGCTCCGCCTGTTAAATCTCTAAACTCAGCCATGTTTTCTAAAACGATAGGCCAACCAACTATTTTAGCATCAACAGGATAGAAGTTTGCAGATGCTAAAACTTTGATATATCTTTCAAACTCAGCAACGTGAGCAGTAAAATACATTTTAGCATCGCCTGAAGCATCTTGTTCAAGATACACAGCATCTAAGTTTTTAGGTGCTGCACCTGCATCATAGTTAATAGCTTGAATATCAAAATATGTGTTAAGAGGATAATCAACGCCACTATTTGAAATAACTGCGTTTGTTAATCCTTGTGCTAAAGCGTCGTATGATGCATAATCTGTTAGCTCGTATTGAACTGTTGCCAGAGCAGCAGCTGTATCTGTAGCTTTATCAGTATTTATTGCAACAACGTCTGCAGCAAAATCACCTGATAGATCAACGCTTTGTGTTGCAAAGATAGCACTTCCATTACCACTATCATCATATCCATCAGCATAAAGCTCAATGTTTAAATAACGAGCATTTTCTGTTCCTTCATCAACTTGAGCTGCGCCTGCACCTCTATTATATCGCTCACCACCAGTAATCCACATCTTGAATTTTTTATTTGCTTTGGGTGTGATGTTAAATTGTTCTTGAGCACCTGTTGCTTCTTCTGCGGCATCTGCTCCATAAAGGGTATTTAGTTTATAAAATGCATCTAAATCTGTTGAATCAACTGAAGATTTAAAACGAATATTATTACCTTCAGCACCATATGTTAGTGATTCAAGTTTGATTGCATTCATTACTGATTCATTAGCACCTGGGTTTGCACCAACGATAGTTTCTCCAACGATTGCATTTACACCATCAAGGTGTCGTCCGTTAATGTAATTTGAAGCAATAGTTTCACTTCCTGCATTTACATATGTTAAAGACGCTGCAGCTGCTGAGCTATCCACGATTGGTGATTGAAACATTTTATTAAGTAAAAGCATTTCATAATCTGTGGGGTAAAGCTCAGGAACCGTTGGGCCGCTACCGTTTCTAAAAACATTTGCGGTTTTTGGTTTGAGCTTTGGAAAGTGGCCGATAACGCACATATTCTTAGCATCTAAACTTTCTGATGCTAAAAGCTGATTGTTTATATCGACAACAACAGAGGGAAGGTAAAGATTTCTCCCTCTAAAACTTATTGAACTTGGCATAATTGTTATCTCCTATTTCGAAATTGGATGTTTATCCTTTATTATATATCACTAACAGCATTAATATTTAACTTTTGTTTAACTATTCTGTTGAAGGAACAGCTAAAACATTTTCAACAATACTATCAGCATCATTATAATCAAAAGGTATATTTAAGTTGAGTTGCCAGAATACTTCAACTTCGTCGCTGAAAGGCTGAACTTCTAAGATTCTCTGTGCGTTATAAGATAGCTCACGAGCATAATATATCTCATCTGAGCTTGTATAACCTTCATCGTTTTCTAAAGCTTCTGATGATACAAAATCAAAGTTAAGATAACCATTTTGTAAGAAGCCATTTTTAAAAAGTAATAAAACACTCTGAATAACTCTATGTAATATTCTGGTTAAATCATAATCTTTATCACATATTTTTATTCTGCTTTCAAGGGATAAAAACAGTTGTTTATTTCTTCCGCCATTTGATAATAATTGCTCATTCATAGAAGAAGCTTCTTCGTAAGCAACTGAAATGGCTGGAGTTTTTTCTATCTTTCTTGAAAAGCCTTTTGTAAAAGAAACATCGGATACAGAAAACTTGTTCCAGTATTTAGTTCGAAGATTTTGCCCTAACTCAGGAAACAAACCTTCAAATGCTGCTTGATTACCTTGATAAGCTTTAATGCCATTAGAAATAGCATGCAGAATATGTAAATCAATCATTATAGTATCTCCAGTTTTGCATACGCTTGAACTATCATTGGAGTTGGTGTTTCTACACCTTTTTCTCTAATAACAGTATCACGCAGTGAGTGTGGATACGAAGAAACAACATAGATTGGGTTTG